TCGCACGTCATACTCCTGTTTCAGGAATTCACGTTCCGACTTTGCAATTTGTTCCACAAATAGGCCGACATTTTTCCATTGTATTTTACCGCTTTCTTTACCATTCTTTTTCGAAATAAAAAATCGATCCGGGAAATTGCCGACATGAAGCCGATAGATGTCCAATAAGGCTTGAATTCCGTGCGTCCTTATATTCATCGCCGGAAAATGTGGCAAAAAATCGTTTCCCAAAAAGAAACACAAAAACACATAATCATAAATGCGTTGCTGGTCATTCGCTTTGCAATTCATTTCCGCCAAAATGGAGGAAGACAAATGCTTTATGTCCAAAAAATAAGGGGCATTGTCGTCGGTTTTTGTCTCCACGGGAATCGAACTTTTCATAAATTCAGGTGCCTCGCGGAATACATAAATGTTATCACAATAACGCAGATGAAAAATCGAGAGCATGATTAAATCCGCATCGAGTCCGTATACAGCAACCGCGTCTGCGGACATATCATGGGTCCGTATATATTCATATAATTTATGCTCTCCTTCCCCAGGTTGGTTCGAACAAGAAACGAGGATAGATTTGACGCCATACTCAATCTCCTTGTTTTGAAACGCATGCTCCATATGATAAGATAATTTTTCCATAAATGCCGTTCCTGGTGTAATATTCGATGTATTCCAGGTAGACCCCGCATCCTTTTTTTGCATAGCCATAAATCTCGACTTGTAGCGCCGAGTCCGTTGTTGTTCCATTTTTGCGAACGGCGCCACGCCATCAAATGCAATATATACCGTTTTCGTGGGCTTTATCATCCGAATGTAGACTTTTATTTTTTCAATAGTGCGCGAAATAATCTCCGTTTCCATAGATTCTTGCGGACCCCCCTCTTTTTGAAGAGAATATACCGCGTCATAAACAATCGAATTACAATCCATAAATAAATGGTGGAATGGCGTTGTTTGTGAATTTACAAAAAATGCCAAGTTCCGCAATATGTTCGGGTAATTGCGGATGATATGGGAAAAATAACTAGGGATACCCATCTGTCTCGAAATATGGTGTTCGGATTGTTCGGTTACTCTATACAACGGTGATGCATTTATATCATTTCTATTTATGCATTCGGCATTTCGCTCCGTGGAATGGTTTGTCGGTGCGATAACTATAATATAATCCATATGCTGGCTTATGTAAGAAGTTTTTTACACAGTAGTATTATTATGGAATCATACCATAGTAAAATATATGGATTCATTAAGTTCTCTTGATAGAATAAAGGCACGCATATGAATCGCAATAAGAAAACGAATCTAGAAAAAAAATCTATATCTATAAACCCCATTGCGTTCGACAACGGCACACATGACATTTGTAAATTTATGGAAGAAAAAATAGAGTATATTCAGGAAATCATACGAAATACGATTCTATCCACAAAATACAATAAGCAAATTCACATATTTAGCAACAATGATGCCAATCTCTCTATTTCACTATTGAATGATTTATATGAAAAAACGACAGAAATCACATCTCAAATGAAACAGGGTTCTCCGCAACCAAATTACGATTCGTTAATCGAACAACTTCAAAAAATAATTGACAAACTATCCATGATCATATGCGGGTTTGGAACAAAAAATGTGGATGATTTGTTATTTATTAGTTTTGGTTCTGAATATAAAAATATGAAGTTTGACAACGCAGTGAAACAATCGAAATATGAACTCATTAAAAAACATGTTCACCCCATTGGTTATAAAATTATACCATGGAAGCAAAACAAGCCTTCACTTGCAATGAACCAAACCATGTGTGAGAACAAAATTACAGAAACCAATTTTATCATAGAAGATGCTCCCATGTTGGAATGCGTGGATGCAGAATCCTCGATTACGAATTTTCACCAAAAAATATATGGAATTCGCGTCGTCATTCAGAATGAAAACTTGCATAAAACACTTGTTATTCATGGAATTATAGATGACATTCCCATTGACTGTTTTACAAACTTATACATTGATGCCCGCAGAAAAGAAATATTACAATCGGCTACCGCGTCTATAAAACAAGAGGGTGAAATCATTCATCGCATTGTGGAAACCATGACATTCAAAGACATATTGATTTGGGGAAACGAAGATATACATAAAAAAATGTTTTCTATATTGAAAGAGGTGAATTCTATTAAACAAAACAAATTGGACGTTACGATTAAAAAGTTTTTAGACATGGAAGCGTTTGATCAGCGAAATATGTTGATTCACCTTCTTACATACAATGCAGACAGTGAAATTAAATACATAAGTTATTTGCTATACGATTTAATTACCGTTCATTCCACAGAAACTCCCGAATCCACAGAACACCTGAATATTTATGAAAGTCTCCCCTGTAAGATAAAACATTCGTTCAAAGATGTTGTCAAATATACTGTAAAGTATACGAACGACATGATACAAAAATATGATGTCCAAAGAATTTCCCTGGAACAACAAATCTATGCGTTAAAAGCGCCCGAATATATAAAAGAAAAAGCCATGACGAAATTAAAAGAAATAAAGGGAAAACCGGACGAAATGGGGACAAAAGCAAAGATGTATTTGGAAGGGTTAATTAAAATTCCATTTTGCGTGTATCGGGAAGAACCGATTCTCAAGAAAATGAAAGAAAACAACGCATTGTTTCAAAAAATCATCCAATCTGTAAACTTCATGTTTGGTAATATAGAGTTCTCAAAAAAAAATAAATTCACCAACCTTGAGTTGATGAAACTATCGCAACTCATATACAATCATATTTATAGAAACATTCCCGTGTCTATTGAAAATGAATTATATAGTCAATCGGTGAAACAAATCACGAAAGTCATCCAACAGATAAACTCTGCTGAAAAAAACAAAAAGGAAAAATCGATTTCTATATATTCGCCAAAATCTGGGTTGATCCAAAACGTGATTGATCATGTATCTGAATCCGCAACCGTTGCTGAAACAAACATTATTGATATCTATGACATTGTTCACGCGAATACTGGTGCGTCTTCGTTAAAAAAAACGATTGGCGACCTCACCGCATTAAGTTCCAATATTTCCTCTATGGAAAACATTATGAAATCAATAAGCGACGCATTAGACGAATCCATATATAGCCATCGTCATGCAAAAAACCAAATATTAAAAATAATTGGACAGTGGATCAATGGTGAACAAACAGGCTATTGTTTTGGGTTCGAAGGTTCTCCCGGAATCGGTAAAACTTCGCTTGCAAAAAAAGGATTGGCAAATTGTCTCAAAGATGAAACTGGGGAACCGAGACCGTTTGCATTTATCGCGATTGGTGGTTCTAGCAGCGGTTCGTCTCTCGAAGGGCACGGATATACCTATGTGAATTCATCGTGGGGAAAAATTGTAGACATTTTAATGGAAGCAAAATGCATGAACCCTATTATTTACGTAGACGAATTGGATAAAGTGAGTAAAACAGAAAACGGAAAGGAAATTATTGGTATATTTACACATTTAATTGATTCTACGCAAAATGATTCGTTTCAGGATAAATATTTCAGCGGAATTAACATCGATTTGTCCAAAGCGCTTTTTATATTTTCATACAACGATCCAGACCAAATTGACAGAATTTTATTAGACCGAATTCACAGAATTCGTTTTGACAATTTGACATTAGAGGACAAAATGGTGATTGTTCGAAAATATATTTTGCCCGAGATCAATAAAAAAATGGGATTTGAGAACATTGTCGAAATGGCGGATGAAATCGTCGAATATATCATCGAATGTTATACCATCGAACCAGGTGTTCGAAAATTAAAGGAATTATTATTTGATTTATATGGTGAAATCAATTTGGATATATTAAAATGTGATATAAACAATGCTATCGACTTACCAATTCATATGACAAAAGAACTGGTCGAGACAACATATTTGAAAAAATACCGAAAAATTCAGGAACATAAGATTCACGCGAATGCGGAAGTCGGGATCATTAATGGTTTATGGGCAAATGCGCTTGGTAGAGGAGGCATCATTCCCATTCAAACCATGTTTTATCCCACTGCATCCTTTTTGGAACTACGGTTGACGGGATTACAAGGAGATGTAATGAAAGAAAGTATGAATGTAGCCAAATCTTTAGCCTGGAATCTAACGCCTATGGAAACAAAAAAAATACGCATTGCCGAGTTTGAAGTTACCAAATGCCAGGGGCTACATGTCCATTGCCCAGAAGGTGCCGTTTCCAAGGACGGGCCATCGGCCGGCACCGCAATTACGGTAGCAATTTATAGTCTATTCAATAATAAAAAAATTAGAAACGATGTTGCAATTACAGGCGAAATCAATTTGCAAGGGGAAGTTACCGCGATTGGCGGCTTGGACGTAAAAATTATGGGCGGAATCCGAGCGGGTATAAAAACGTTCCTTTATCCTTCTGAAAATGAACGCGATTTTGTAGATTGGAAGCAGAAAAGCCCAAAAAATAGGGCAATCGCCGAAAACATCCAATTTTTTGCTGTGTCCAGGATCAATGATGTATTCGAACTTGTATTTGCATAGGTGCCCGGAGAAATTTCTATATATACTATAACGAAGTCGTATATATAGAATTCAATGAATTTAGATATTGTAGCATTTGGATATTTATTTTTACGTTTAGCACCCTTTATTCTCGTTTGTTTTTTCTCATTGGCTTCCATTTTTAACCAAGATTTAAGAGGACTTATTTATTTAATTGGTCTGTTATTGGCATGTTCCAGCGTGGCAATGATTGGCAAATATGCAAATGGTTATAATATTCTGTTACCTGAGCCGACACAACCCGAATTATGTAAATTGATCACCGTTGGTGATTCCGATATATTTGCAGCATTACCATTAAGCCAAACCACATTTGGTTATACATTCGCCTATCTTATGTTTTTTATTTGGAAAAATAATTTAGTTCAACAAAACATTGCGACGATTGTGTTTTTCCCACTGTTAATATTTGCGGATTTAGCATGGAATAAAAAAAATAATTGTTATCGCATCGCACAAAGTGCATTGGCATTCATTATTTCCGGGATTATCGGCATAACATGGGCTGCGATTATTCACTCTACAAATTCCCCCAATCTGCCTTATTTTTCAGGAATGAACAATAGCGAAGTTTGCAACCGGCCGACAAAACAATCTTTCAAATGCAGTGTGTATAAAAATGGAAAATTGGTTTCGAAAAACATTGGTGGATAGAATTTTTTAGGGGTCAAAATATTGAAGATTTTCTTGGAACCACGCTATCAACTTCTTCGTAATTCTGCCACGGTGCATGTCGTTAGCAATCATGTGAATGCTTTTGTGTTTATCCTCGAATGCATTTACGAAATATTGAATAATATTTACGGTGTTTGCCTTTGAATATTTTTCGTCCAATTGGTCGTGCGGAAATACATCGAATCCTTTTCGTTTATTTACTTCGTTATGAAAGACGTAGAGCATGTTTTTCAAATCTTGTTTTGTGCGTATGGCGGCAGGTTGAATTTTTTTCATATAGGCCAATGCATGATCCGCGCATGCAGGGCAAGGCAAGTTCCCACATATTGTCATAATATTGTTAAGAAGTCCGTCTTTGATCATATTGAAATTTTCCTCCTTTACTTTTTGTGCCAAGGTATGAAATAAAAACCAGGTCGGTTCTCCCCACTTCATTTTTTTTAATTTTGGAAGTTCTGGTGTAACGGATTTTTGGACCGGGGTTATCGTGCGCGGAACAGATGCATACGGGACGATAGGCAATGGCGATGCAGAGACAAAATAGGATGGGGTATTATTGTTGTTGGGCAAATACGATTTTCGATAATGCGTGAATGACATATTCATGATTTTGGGTTTTGATTTTTATGCGCTCCTAATACTATATCACAATAAATAAAATAGCAATAGTTTACCTTTTGGAAATAGATGCGGTGGCGTTGGGTGGACATATTTCACGCCCTAAATATTTAGCATACGAAATGAATACAAACACTAAATTTTATAGAGACTAATAATATAGTATATCCCGTCATGGAAAACACAAAAGAATTTCTTGTTCAAACCATTCGAGATTGGGTTCGTTTGGATAACGAGATGCGGACTCTACAAAATGAATTAAAAGAGAGAAAAAATGAGAAAAAACGGGTTTCTATGTCATTGATTGATATGATGAAACAACACGAAATCGACTGCTTTGATATCAAAGATGGCCAAATTTGTTATACGCGTAAAAATGTCAAAAAACCCATTACAAAAAAAGTATTGATGGACACCTTATCCAAATATTTCAAAGGAGATCTTCTAAAAGCGGGGGAATTGAACACATATATCATTGAAAACCGCGAAGAAGTCGTGAAAGAAAGCATTGTTCTCAAACTTGATAAATAATTTGGTCGATACGCTAAACCAACGAAAAAATAAAACAGAATCATTCTGCTCTATTTTTTCGTGGTCATCGGCCCATTTACAGATTCGAATCGTCAATGGTCTAAATACCAAACTCGGGGATGGAACAAGTTCCGTTGTTCTTCACATATTGCGCGATTATCTTCGGGTCCGTTTTTCCCTCCAAAATATCTTCCGTTCTATACACATTCTTTACAGAATCGATATAATAAACGATTCCGCCAATTTCTTCTGCGAACACATCCATGCGTTGCGCGGGTTGCTGTTGGTCAGCAGAAGTTACCACTAGACCATGAGGGGTTCCTTTGGAATGTGTTCCGCAAAATTCGCAGTTTTCTTTGCGCCTGCGCGTGCATTGTTCTCCGTTCGCGCGTTTCGCGCAGCAACGATTCATATTTGGAATTGAATTTTTAACACGCTTTCTCTTATTCATGTCGTCCTTTCCGACAATAAGTCTTTCGTAATCATATACAAACTCAAGGAACTCATTCAATTTCGACTTGTCAGCAATATCCAAACTTGTAATCTTTTCCTTGATTTTATCCTTAAACGTAGTTACATACGTCTCAATGCGTTTGTTCAAATGCTTCTCCATTTCGGCGGTAACGATTTGCTATTTATTAACACCATAAATTTAAGTCAATTTTTTATTCGGTCTGAAAAACCATATAAACATTTGCGCCCATGCATATGTTTATAGTATACCGACAATGAACGCTGCACTTTGTTTGCTTACAAAAATTCCACATAAAATATGGCTCGATTTCTTAGAAACGTTTTCCCAATATGCTATTTATGTTGTCATTGATGATAATTCTGTGGATTACGTCCAAAAATACGATGGAATATATAACAATATCAAATTTATACAAATCGAAAACGAAATGTGTAGAGAACATGGATATACAAATTGTAATTCGGCGGTTGGATTTCCCGATATTATTGCGTGGGACAAGGCTTTGTATTTGTTTTGCGAATTCGAAACTCGATATGATCAAGTTTGGTTTATCGAAGATGATGTGTTTTTTCACGAGGAAGACGTATTGATTCGCATTGACCGAACTTACCAACATAGTGGTGTCGATCTATTGACATCATTTCATGAATTTAATTTGGACGGCAATATTTGGTCGGGTTGGAATCATTGGGTAAACGTGGTAGATCGCATTGCGCCGCCATGGGCACATAGCATGGTATGCGCATGTCGCATGTCCAAATCACTTCTTGAAAAAATAAAGGAATATAAGCAATCCAGGGGACACTTGTTTTTCATAGAAGCCATGTTTAATACCATTGCGCACCATTGTGGTATGAACATACAAAATCCAGGAGAATTGACCACGATACATTGGAATACGACCTGGGATATTCAGGCCATAGATAAACGATTCTTATACCACCCTATAAAATGTATTGAAGATCATCATTATATACGAGACAACGCAGAAGCGGAAGCAGAAGCGTGAGTGCCGGCGTCCCATTCCGCCGGTCGATGCTTCGTCCCGCCGTCATAAGGAACTGCATAGTTATGTTCAAGCATCCATGCATTTAAATGAAGATCGTCGAGATAAACCTCGGCCAACAATCTTCCGTATTTTTCTGTAGACAAGTTTTTTAGCGTGACAATTTTATTCAATATCATTTTTGATAACGCATCCCGAGCAATGACTGCTTGTTCTTTTTCCGCAACTGTCTTTCCCTTTATTTCTGCCGAATCAATCCCGTTCAGTCGCACTGAAAACCGATACATCGGTGAATTTTCTGCACCGGGGTATTTGGAAGCAATTGTAATTGTGTCTCCGTCATATACTTTTATGACCTTTCCAATGTGTATTGGTGGAACAAACGCGTGTGTGTCATGATACTGCACATTTTGTAGTTCGGCTAAAGTCGCAGGTGGAATTGGATAGGAAAACGTGTTTTTTCTAAAACAATTTGGAGTAATACTACATATTGTGTCGTTTTTTACAGATTCGCGCTTTCCGCGAAAGCAACATTTATATACCTGATCCAACATCAACGGTGAACTCGGTTTGATGATAAGCGCAACTTTCAAGACAGTTAAAAAAGGAGAGGAGAAACGCATGATTTCAATTTTTCGGAGGTTGTGTTCTACAATAGTGATGGATTATTTACAATACGTAATTTTTGAAGAAGTTTTCGGCATTTTTTATTACACTCCATATTTAGTTATTTGCACATTTAAATTGCCGATTTATATTTGATAAATATGCTAACCGTAGAATTGTCGAATAAATCGGCAATTTAAATTCACAAAGATGTAAATATTTATGCTTCATGCGAGAATTGAATAGGTAAAACATAGAAAATTGAATGTGCAAATATTATTGAAATTTTGCGAAAATAAAATGTCTCTAGTTCCACAAAAGCCGTGGTCAGTGGGAATCTTTTCGTCACATCGACCGCATTTGGTAAAATTTGTAGAGGAAGAAATCGCGCCTCATCTAGATAATCCAGAATGTCGGAGAATAATGATTAACGCACCAGTTAAGTCGGGGAAACGCGAACTCGCGGAATACATGGCAATGCGCAATTACAGTTCTGATCAGCGGTGTGAACAAATGTTTATTACTTCTTGGCATAGAAAAGCGGACGACGACCAAAGATATGAACTGTCTCAGCATTGTTTGCAAGTGTTTTCTATTATAAATAAAAAGGAAAAGGACAAATGCATTGAGTTTATTCGTCGCAAACTTGCTGACGGAAAAAATTTGGCCATCCACTATGACGAATGTGATCATGGTTCAGGCGCGCGTCAAATGATGAGCAATGTTTGGCAAATTATACGCGACGTAGATAGAATTAAAACCATAATGTATACCGCAACTCACGAAGAAATATTATTTTCAGACGAGATTGACGACGACGATTACGAAGAAATGTTAGAGGAACATACAACGTCAGGCGTTCTTGTAAAATACATTCCACCACATGGATATTGCGGGGCCGAAACATTTTTGGATGCCGGCCTTGTTTATAATGCCAGCCGAATTTTTGAAATAAATCAAGATGGAACTGTATCTTTATCTCGTCAAGGTAAAGAAATTGTAAACGATTTATCTATTTCTCGTCAGAACCTCCGATTTCAGAATAGAAATGTGTTAATTGTTCGAATGTCTTCGTCTGAAAAAAATGTCGGAAGATGCGCAAAAAAGGAGGACAAAAAGGATATTTATTTGTTCTTAAAGAATGTTCATCTAATTTCAGAGTTAAATGACTATATTATTATGGTGGACAAAAACGAAATTGATGTGCAATCTATAAAAACAAACCCTCGAGTTTTGGCCGAAAATATTAAATGGTCAAACCAATTTTGGTGGGACGGGCTAACAACAAACAAACCTGTTGTTATTATTATTGATCAAACGTCATCGCGTTCTACAGAATGGGCTTGTCATGACCGCGTGTTTGCTTATCATGATTATCGGTTGTCTATTGCATACGGACCAATCGCGCAAGCACAACTTCGTGTGAATCATTATTTTCAAAGATACGAAGGATTTCAACAAATTCGCGTTTACGGACACAAGCCCACATTTGAACTTGCCTGTGGTAGAAAGTCTTATAATGACTATATGAACCCTGATTATATTAAACAAAAAGTAAGGAATAAAGATGCATATAAAATTATACAAAGGACAATAAGAACAGTGCACCCCGATTTTCCGAATGAATATTCGGAATCGGAAGCTATAAACATTATTGCAAGCATCGGTTGTCAGGAATCGCCAAGGTTGTCCACGCGCGTAAGTGGTAAAATAAAACGTATAGTGAAAGTAGACGGTAATTTTATTGCATGTACAAAAGAATCTTTTGATAATGCGGTTAGACCGATAATTACTACTCAATTCGCAAATTCAAACTTTTGCAATCCTTTTGAACGAGCAGAACAACATTGCATTAACGGAATATATAAAGGGTATTTACGTGGATGGAAAATATTAGATTACGATAATCATGTTAAAAATGAAAGTTGGGGGTTTTCCCTTCGTAATTTAAATCTTCCTCGACAGTCGAGGCCGCTTCGTATAACAGTTTGTTATAAAGACGGTTTGTTGGGAATTGGGTATAGATTTGCAGACAGAATTGAATTTATTAATAAATTGACAACTTGCAATTCGCAATACAAAAGTGCAACGTAAAATGAAAAAACATAAAAAATGGAGGAAATATTTTTTATTCTATAAAACTTATGTTCTACAATTGGAAGAACGTCCGAATCTTTCCGAAAATATCTCTTGCCTCGCCAGCCACCGTTCTTAGATGCTGCGCCAACATGTGTTTGTCCGTAGGGTTTTCGTAAGCAATTCGAATTGTGCTATCGTCATTATGCGGGTGAAACTTCTTGAAACCACAAAACGTGAAAATCTTCTCATTTGCGTAATACTTTTCATACAATAAATATTCCAACACCTTACCTAGCGTATAATCTTCATTTTCCAGCACAATATCATAACAATTCTCAATGGTAGTTTCACTGTGTAGAATTGGAATGATGTCAGAGTCAAGGGACTGCATGAAAGATGCCAACTTGTCTTGTAAAATAACACATGCCTTGTTCATAATTTCAACATTGGTGTATATACCCACTGTTTGTAACACGAAATCAAAACTATCGGGCACAAAATGACGTTGTGCATCCAATACATAGAAATTTTCCTTCTGGAATTGAATATCCTCCTTTGTCGCGCCTTCCGTTTGCTTCAATTTATCCTCTTGTTCCAGCCAAGCAGTTTGAGATTTCTCTGCGTCTAGTGTGTTTCCATAAGCGCAGTTACAAACAACATTATACATAGAATTTTCTTTGGCAGTGCGAATCGAAAATTCGGCGCTGAACGTCAATTGTTCTCCTGGTATGTTATCGCCAATCCTTGGTCGAAGCCGGGCAAAATCAATATACGTGTTGATTTTGGGGTGGGGCGGAAATATCTTGCGCACCTCCTCTTTGGTTAAATAATTGTCATTGGATTTGTTTTTAATACGAAAATTCTCGGTGGTAACAATAATCATGTTCTCGGTGTCATTTTGCATGTCCAATTCCAATGTGTATTTTCCCGGCAGAACATCTAGATCTTTCATATGAATTGGAATACAACTTAAACGATGTTTCAAAATTTCATTATGTAAGCGGGTCGTGTTTGTTTTCATGTTACATTGGGTTTTATCATTATTTTCTGTATAAATTCCAACGATGGGAATGTCTGACAATATCGTTCTTCGAATGGCGTTTGCTAAACTCACGTTTACACCAGATAGTGTGAATTTATAAACATCTCCCTCTTCTGAGTATTTTGATACGGTCGGGTTCATATTCAAGTCTAAAAGATAATTTGTATATATTTTTAGACAGTTATTATTTTTCAATTTTGTGCGAGATTGTTAGAAATACGGAAAATTGTGTAATCCAGAATAGCGCCACCAATGCTTTCCCCATTTTCTATGAAAATGTGTTGGTTTGACGTGATGCATGGGCACCGGATGAATATATCCGTGAGGCTGCGCAAGAGAATGTGGCACTGCGTTTTGGTGAACGGCATGCTGCCACCTTCCAATAGTAAAGCGATTTTGTTTCAGAGGACGTAGCATTGGCTGCTGTGGTTGTGTTGTCGAACGAGGTTGCTGTGGCGGAAGTTCTCGCGAACGGGGCACAGTGCTACAAGATAAATCTCGGAATAAAAATCCATACGGGTAGTCTTTGTAGTAATCATATGGATAATAATAACGATAGTAGTCGTCGTCATGATACCAATATGGATACCTGTAGTGATGCCTATATGGATAACTATAAGGATTGTCGTCATAAAGACCACGATCTTTATGCGGGTTTGCAGCCGACAATAACATTTCATTCATAGGCGGCAATATACAGGGTAAAAAGTTTCCACTACCATCGAATTCCATGCATGGAATGAAATTTCCACAGCAATCTGTAGTAACACATGACGCCACATTTCCAGAATTATCATAGACTTGAATGCGAACAAAACTTGACATGTTTCCGGACACATCAAACGTATTCGTGATGACGTCGTTTAACATGTCGTTGTTGAATTGCATTGTTTGCAACAATTCCGATGTTTGAGAACATTGCGTTTTTAAACAACTGTTTTCACATAACAAATAATCAATAAACAATTGACGCGTATCATCGTCGGACATGAAATAGAAGATTTTTCTATTTATAATATAACGCACCATAAATTTATTCCTAAAAAATATTATTCTTAGCATGCATGCAGTTGTAGTTCAATATATTAATTAAAAAAACACAAGGCCTGTTTTTTTAATAAGAATTTAATATATTTATCTAGTTCTCTATTTCATAAAAAATAAATGTTACAGTTGCTTTCGTTTCTATATGTGAAATTCTTGATACTCTTCGATAATCATCGTGTTAATAAAATCTGTTCGTTCCGAGGGCGTAAGCAGTCCCCATAAGAACTTTATTTTTTGCGCATCCGTCCCAGAATTCGACCGGTCGTGAATATACTGAATCGTCTTTATAATAGCATCGTCTGTGTGACACATGACGTGTCGACCTACTATGGTTCGAGCGTGAGGTCGGCGCGAAAAAACAACGCAAAACGAGCAAATATCATTATAGAGAACGCTATAGTTGTATTCATACAAGTAAACATTTTGCAAAATGTTATAATCCACCACATAACTACGAATATCTTGAAGAAGTTCTTTGGACTGGGGTTGAACGAGATAGGGTAGAATATGATGAATTACAACGTCCATGGGCAATGTTGCGAATTTTGGCGATAATGTCATCTTGTTTTTGGGTTAGATTACAATAGAACGACGGACGGTTTTATACTGTTTTATGTATTTGGACATTCGTCAATTGGTCGGGTCTTTACACCAATTGTAATATGAAAAAATACATTCTTTTACACCGTTTACAGATTCGTATATATACAATTATTTCAAATGCACAATACAAAGATAGTATGGAATGTTGTTTTCATCTTTATACAACAACTTGAAATACCCGATTCTTTCAAATTCAAACACAACATCGTCACTGCATTCCAATACATATCTTTCAACAAATCCGTCATGCACATCTTTTAAAAGCGGATTTTCCATGTTTATGAATATGAATTTTGCCGGAACGGCATGATTCGCAGAAAGCCAATGAATGGTTGATTTCACGGATTTGTCTTTTTTCAAATTACAAGCAGATACATGAACAATATTGTCAACAATGTTTTCATAGCGCACAATATCAAAGAACTTGAATCGAACCATTTTATTTTTTGGAGATAGGCGATAATAATCGTCGTCGTGTTCCAATCGAAAATCGTCATTTTCGATATAAATTTCTTTATTTATTGGCGTAGTGTGGTAATGGTCGGGTTTGTTCGGAATATGCGGATGATTACAAATTTTTTCTTCGTTCAGGTTTGTAATTATACATTTTATCGGATTTATTACAGCAAAACATCGTATTGCGATAGGGTTATAGTGATGAATTAACAAATGATATACAAGTTTCATTGACACAATTGTTTTCACTTTACCAAGCCCCGAACATTTTGCAATGGCTTTTATTATTTCCGGTGTATATCCACGATTACGCATGCCTCTTACTGTAAGCAATGATGGATCGTCATAACCCGATACTGCACTTTCGTCAATTAGTTTTTTTATATTCCTTTTAGATAGGGTATTGTTTTCTACAGTAAGTTTTCCAAATTCATGAACATTTGCTGGAGACAATTCGCACCCGAATCTATTCAATGTGTTTATAGTCCAATAATATAGATCACGCCGAATATAGAATTCGTCTGTGCAATATGATGTCGTTATATTTTCAAGAGCATCTACAATGCCGTGGCTATAATCGTAAGATGGATATATACACCACGTTTCCCCTGTTTTGAAATGCGGAGAATGAATGATCCTATATGCGATCGGATCTCTTAATGTGTGATTGTCGTTCGTCATGTCTATTTTTAACCGCAAAACGGCACCGCCCGATGCGTATTTTTTGTTTTTCATGTTTTCAAATTCCATCATATGAATGTCTGGATGCATCGGTCTATAAACATTTTCAATTCCACCATGTCTTTCTAGTTTCAGTTTCTCTGGTGAGGAAAAATCAACATATGCACACCCGTTTTTTATCAAAATACATGCAAAATCAAACAATTTATCAAAATAATCTGATGTGTATGTAATGTTGCCTGGATCATATCCAAGCCATTTCATGTCGTGGATTATTTCATTAACAAATAATTCACTTTCATTTAATGGATTCGTGTCGTCCAAACGCAAATGACACAAATTTCCTTCGTCGTAATTTACAAGTAGCGACTTACAATGACCAATATGTAAATATCCGTTGGGTTCTGGAGGAAAACGAGTGATTGTCGTCATTGTTGTGTTTATTCTTGAAAATAAAGCGATGGAAGAAAAAAGATTCAATTTTCCAGTTTTTATTTATCAAGGATTTACACTATGTCGTTTCGCCGTTGACGTGAAGCCATGAAAAATGGCGGTTCATTTGTTTACACACAGTTATTTCAAAAAAATTGATTTTCAGTTCTTGATATCAAGTGTGAAAAACTACCCGCGATGGAGAAAATTGTTCGACGAAAAAAGTGCAGTGGCGGATTGCCTGCTTGCAAAAACATAGTGGGCAACTACAAGGATGTAGATGGCGTAGGCTGTTGCGAACAATGTGACAAATATGTTGACGATAATCCGTATGATCCATATTGGGAACAAATGAATATTGCGTTTTCCGATTCCAAAGAATACGAAGAACTCGAAAAACACGGGTTAGTAGAGGATTCTGATGCCTACGAAAAAGCATATGAGAAATATCAAGAGGAGTATGAGCCTTGGCCGATTATGAGAAGGCGAATGGCTAAGACCGAAGGTCGGGCTAAGACCGAAAGTCTTGACCCAAAGACTAGGGCGATGGGCCGAAAATCTTGATTCAAGGCCATGCGTATTGACCCTACTTTTCGAGAGTGGTCCATTCATAGGCAGGCACGTCGGAGAGAACCTTTGCCCAGGATTTATATGCCGGTGCTTTTTTAATATAAGCGTTAACGTCAAATGCTCTCCCGCATGCTGAACCAAATCTACCCACAAATTTCATCTGTTTTGCCATTTCCGTATTCACTACCTTTGCGTCTGTGCAACCAAATGGAAAATAGGGCGGTCGGCTACAATGTTCAGGATTTTCCTCCGTGTGGTTACAAATGCTTCGCCCATTGCGAACATTGCGATCTAGATATACGTCATAATGATCCGCCATTATTTTTTTCGCGTTCGACAGGTTTATTTTTCCTTTGTATGTATGGTTCAATAATTCATCCAATCTTGCATTTCTTGCACCTGACGATGTCGTAATATTTGTGTGATCTATATCTGTCGTTTCTTTTTCCCGAAGTTCAGTTCCTATCGCACTGTTCATGCCATAAAATACACCAGACGTTGTTGTTTTCACATTTTTATAACGTAATCCCAATTCGAATAACATGATTTTGTTCGTGCGTATGTCACCGAATAACCAAGAAGATGCATAATCACCAGCATTACGATGAGACATGATTTTTTCATAGTCGGTCAGCGATTTTCCATATTGCATTGCCTTTCGAATTCTACAAAAATAGGGGTCTCCGAATTTGGGTTTATAGTTTATTTGTGATATTGTTGTTTCACAACCCATGATTCCACTGGAACAAAGAAACCAATCTGTTGAACTCGCAATATATCCAGGGAGCGTTTGCATGACAAAAGAGTTTCCTTTATTGGGTGTAACATAAAGAATAATGTTCCCTAACCAACCCGTCAAAAAATCAGAGTGCGTATCATGTGCCATTATAATGTCACCATGTTCAGTGGCATTTCCTGTGGCAATAAATGCGCTACATCGAATTAGTGAACCATCTCGAAAATGGGAATACAAACTAATATATGAATTCCATGCAATTAATAAGGGCAATGAAATTGTGGAGCCATGCGAAATCCCTCGCAATTCTTCATAAAATTCGGGGTAACGTCGTTTCAAAATAGGTGTGATGATTTTCAGTGACGCAGTCATAAATTCTGTTTTGGATATCTTCATGTCGTGTTCGAATAAAAAGTCGAGTTGGGTTTCTATGTTTGACAATTGGTCTCGCAATAAATAACCGTGTGCGTAACCTCTTTCGAAAGGTTCTCCATGAATATGAAGAATGATCCATCCTTCCAATGACGGTCGGATTTCACCACAAATCGTCGACGCATTTGCCTGTTTTCTCGTTTTATTTTTGCGAGTTGATATACATTGTAAAATTTTTGTTGTATTTTTCATATCGTATATAATATATCTATATGAAAACTTTTGTTCTAGAGTTTTCATATGTTATGGGCTTATGCTATCATCATGAATCCCAAAAGCACAAACATTAAAAGAAAGGGGAACAATACCAAAAACCAGGAGAGAGGGGTGGCTCCAGCACGGCAAATCAAGTTCAATATCCATGTCCAAAACAATACATAGATCAATTTAACAATAAACACAAGAGTAACGCTTGTCACGTCGCATTCGTATGTTCCTAAACAATACACACTCGACCCTCCAAGGTTTTGGAAAAGCATTATTACCATTGCAATTAGTGAAATTACTAAGTAAACATACGCGGGCGTGCATAAATTGCGCAAACCTGCTATCGCCATTTTTATAGGAGTATAGTAAATCCACAGAAAATAAGCGGGGCCCACGCGTCCCCCTTTTCGCAAAAAATAGTCATTTCGATCATTTGTGTAAACTTAAGCTGTCAGTTATCAATTGCGAAATGTGCAATGCAAGGGTGTATTTATACCAGCGTTGGATAATTGGGGTTGTGCGGCATCGATGTTTGTGTAGGAAATGGGCCACCTGCACCTGGCGTTTGGCCATTGGCCATTTGTGCGGCATATTGTGCTCCATTGGAAGTGCCGGTCGAACTGAAAAAATCAGAGCCACTGCTTTTCCCCAACAAATCGGGGAATACACCACCACCTGTTCGTTTGCGTCTTAATTTACTTCCTCCCGCTAAATTTCGCGCATTTGTTAGATTCGACGGCGATATTGGATCGTTGTCATGGTTGTTATACGCATATGTATATTTGCTCGCATCTCCTTGAAAACTTGCCGCGCCATAACCACCCACGAAATGCTTGTGGTCACATCCACATCCTCCGCCTTTTTGCGCTCTCTTCTTTGACATTTTGCGCGACATTTTGCGTGATACTTTGCGTTTTGATCCGCCTTGTTTTTTCATTGACCTCGTCTTTTGCATTGATTTTTTGGACGACATAACCGCGCGTATATATAAAGGTGGTGAAAAAAGGTTTTGTTATAAATATTACTCAGACAACGCGATAACAGTGCATTTATTCTACGTCAACATGCGTCAACATATGTCTTCTACAACACACATTCGTAAGTCCTAAATCGTCCAATACATTTCCTTCGGGGGTTTTTTCCACATTATTTTTTGTTAAATATACAACCTTTTCAACATTTAGTCCCTTTGCCAATTTCACCGCGCGCACTTGTGCTTGAAAATAACGATATTTATCTGCTAAAACCTGGCCGCACGTAAAACACTTAATAGGTATGATCATTCTGGATGGACTATATGTTCTAGAAACAAATTTATTTATGTTATTATATGCGCTTATAATTTTATTCAATTTTTTGGAATCATTTTCGGCGTTTTACACGCAAAAACGTCCAAAATAAAATCTGTCGTCAATATAGATATGAAACAAAACGTCGTTGTGGCATTGCTTTCTCTTCTTATAGCGTTTCTCATTGTGTTCCTTTTTTTATATACATTTTATTTACCAACGCAAGAAAAATATGAAAATGTAAAAACTGTATTTGCGGCCTCGAAAGGAGGAGGCAAACCGTCAACCGATTACGGCCTTCGCTATAATAGCAACAACTACAACGTAGAATATCATGACGCGATTTCTGATATGCAGGACATTGATTCCGAAATTACATGGGTCGCTGACGCAGGTGGAAATAAAATTGGTCTTCCCAAATTAAAGGGGAAGGAACATATTACATATTATGATCCAGGAACGTATACATATGGTGCTTCCGCCTATGTTCCCAATTACGAAGATAGCATTTACTTGAGCAAAACATATCGCAATCCATCACATGCAAACGAAAAGAATCGTAATCAATAACACAAGTTTTGTAAAGGATTGGAATAGTAAAAAGTATTTATCCTTCTTATGGAATATTAACCCGCGTATGCTTAAAAAATATACGAATAAAATAAATAAAGTAAACAGTAAGTCGAATAACGAAATCGCACTTCGCTGTATTACATATAGAAGTGAAAATAAATAAAACCCCGTTGTTATTGTGAAAAACCAAGAGACACACACTTTTTCCTGCAATAGAAAATACATTTCAGGGTAGTAGGTTATATCGTCTCCAGCAACATAGTTGTCATCAATGCATTTTTTACACACATACGAAATTGGACAATCGCCATTCAAAAATGTGTATAAAAATAAAACAATGAAAAAATAATTGATGTAGAGAATATCGAAAGTTGCTGTTTCTATAAAAAAGGGGAGCACGATGAGAACTGGACAATGAATTAGATGAAATACTCCAAGTGTTTTTACCCACATATCTAAAAACTATGGAATAAAGTGTTTATACCAATTTGTATATTTACAAAAGGCGTAGATAGGGTTCTTTACGCCTTTGTTGGAGCATAAATTTATAGTGGCGAAAGTTTTCGTATCGAATACCCTTTTGTCGTCCGTTTCTTCGCCATCGCTGACGTTTCTTCTCCTTTTTCATGAAATTTTTTATGACAACTTTCACATACCGCCGCCAAATTCGCGGGATGATTTTTATGAAATGTCCCTATAAACCCCTTTTCATCCGCAATTTGCTGCGGTTGTAAATGATGAATCTCTTCTCCAATGTTTTGTTTACACATTTCGCAGCGCCCACGAATCTTTTTTGCGTTATACGGCGTTATTGGGTGTGACAACTCTCCTCGTGATTCCGGAAAATATTTATTACGTATCGCATATGCGGTTTCCAAAAACTCTTCCCCCAAATAAAGTGATTTGCAAACCTCGAGGCCATAAATGCGGGGTCCAGAACCACTCTTTAATTTTCTATCATATACCAAACAATCGTTTTCAGGTTCATAATGAACCGTCATATGTTTCATGCAGAGTCTTTGTAGGGATTGAATTTCTTCATATTCGACAATCTCGTGGAAATGTGTGGCGAATATGTAGGTCGATTTTTTTTCGTTCAAATTCATTAATCCCGCCACAAATATGCTTAGAGCCGACTCTGTTTCTGTTCCGGAACACAATTCATCGCCCAATATCAAACTATTAGAATCGGCCATTTTTAATATGATTCGCAATTCTGACATTTCCACTGCAAATGTAGAGAGCCCTTTAAATAAATTGTCGTTCCCCAATATTCTCGAATAAATTGCAGTATACGGTTTATACTTGAACTCTGAGCAGGGGACAAACATTCCCGCCTGTGCCATGATAACACAAACACCAAGCGCGCGTATGAAACTTGTTTTTCCAACCGCATTTGTTCCGTATAATAACATGCCATCATCGTCTACGCTAGCACCAGTGCTAACAGTTCCAAGCGCAATGTCGTTGGTCACGTAAATCTCATTTTGTTGCAAGTGTTCGATTAAACAATGGCGCAATTCTTTTGCGTCTACGAATGATTTGGGAGCGGAAGATAAAATGGTTGGAGCGCAATAATGATATTCATTGGCCACATAGGCCTTGGTTTGTAAAACGTCGAGTTTGGCGATGTAGTGTGCGAATTGTTCCAGTATCTCAAACGACGTGGATTCAAGCTTCTCCAAAAATCCATGATACGCCTTCATAATGCAGGTATTCATTTGATCTTTGTAAACGATTAAGTTTTTACATATATCATTGAGTAGCGGAAACTCAATCTCAGAAGAACTCCCCGACGCTTTTGTAAACGTAATTTGCTGAAGCGGCAACTGCAAGTCTGTATCCAGTTCGAAAAATCCATTTTTATGTGTTTTCGCAAGTTCTGTTAGCAATGTTTTTAAGGACAGTGCGCGTTTCGTCGTGAGTTGTAAACTCGAGCCTGATTTCTCTGTATCATGCTTCTTTATGTATTCCGTGTCATAATTGTTTTCCTTCTTTTGCATGAGATCGTTGAAGAACTTTTGAATTTTATAAAATTGGGTTTCGCATTTTGTATAGGTGGCAATTGTGGCATCTAATTCTTCTGAAATGCCCTGTTTGAATATGTTCTCCTCAAAATAGGTCATAGAGGAAATAGTTTTGCATTTTTCCATGTAAAAACAGTCTTCTAAAAATTGTAAGAGCAGGGTTGCTTTGTCTTGGATATAATCGAAACCGGAATTCGTCGTTGTATCCAAAAATTCATCGCATAAATATCCCGTGATCGCAGGGGATTCGCATAAACACGTATTGATCTGATGAATAATTTGAATCGATTTATAAAGATGATAGATGGACGATGGATATAATTTTCGCAGAATCAATTGCCGGGATATTTTTTCGATATCCCGCATTTGTGGGAGTTGCTTGCGAAATAGATCTATAAAAAAGACATTGTTCTCCGATAAAAGAGTTGAAACCATACTATATTCTTTGGTCAACCATGCCTCGTCAAACGTGGGGTTCGTCAATTGATCCTGCAATTTACGTTTTCCCATCGCCGAACAGCATTTGTTTAACAACGACAAGACCGATGACAAATGACCGCTTTTTTGCGAATCTTGCGACATGTCACCAATAATATTCAATTGAGACAGTGTGTGGTTTGCCAATATCATGCGATAGGACGTGTTGTTGAAGTCGGGGGTGGCGATTTTTCGTATTAAATCCGGGTTATGTTCTTGTATGAAATTTAACAAATAGCAAAATGCTTGCGTGGCGTTGATTTGCGTTTGAAACTCACTGCATTGATTGAATAATTCTTCGTCAAAAAACGTGGATAGAATTTGTTTTATGTATTTTTGGTTCGCACAGTTCACCACCTTTTTGTTTTCTTTATCTCTGCAATCAATCCGATGTATCCTCGGTGATTGTATTCCAACGAATTTAATAAATGTTTTCAAATCCTCCTTTTCAAAGGGTGACAAGATAAGCACCTCGCTCGGTGCATAAACCGATACATATCGTTCCAGTTCGTCGAATGTAGTTGTATTCATATAAAAAGGGGTTTCATATTGAAACATGGAGGATTTTCCTGTAAATATATTGACAACAGAGACGCCATACACAATGGTTGGGCGTATCTTTTCAGACACGGAATTGTGCAATTCAATCCATATGCACATGATGTTGTTGGTGATGACTGGTGAACTATCCGTATCACCCGTCAAGTAGGTTCCTGATGAATAAATGCGGTCGAGTTTACGGAGAATATCCTTTCCCTGTTTTTCTTGTATATATACGGGGATCGTATACCCGGCGTCGGTCAATTTCGGCAAATATTTATCCAATTGGTAATCACGAAATCCCGCCATCATGATTTGGCCGTTTTTATGCGATACCTTTTTTTCCGAAATATTCAGTTGGCATATCTCAGAAAATTCGGAGATATGACTTCCGGAAATGGCGTTGGTTTCTTGTTCCTTTATTCCATAAACTTCGAAAAATGCACCAACTTGTAGGAGAACAATGACCCGATTTCCATATTTTTGTTGGTGTTCTTTTGTGTAATTCAAATAATCATCATGAATATTTGCATCGGTTTCGATTTTTAGGGGCGTTTGTTTCTTTGACATCTATGATATAATAGGATTTTCTGTTTATGTTTTTTATTCGAAAAATTGAATAAAGAGTTGTTTGGATTGTTGGGTAGGAAAAAATTCAACGAATGCTACGGGAAATGTTACCCGACGAAGTTCCATATGACATTTATGCCGAATATGGCTATTTTGTAGACACTGAGAACAATACGTTTTATCATGGTTTCGATGGTGTATCGAATCGTGCTTCCATTGTGGATCGAGAGGAACCCAGTTTGCGAGAACCGGTCGTGAATGGGGATGAAAAACAGAAAAATGTTCGCGCGAAGGGGATATTGGTTTGTTTACATGCGTTGTCTTGCATTTGCGTGTCGTTGGTGGCGTATCAAATGTGGTGTATTTGAACCAATGGAAAAATAAAACGGGAAGGCCCCGTTTTATTTTTCCATGGTCATTGCTCATTTGCAGATTCGAAACGTGACAAAGTTCCGTTTCGCAACTGCAATGGTTTGAGTTTGAGATGGTTACAAATATTTGTATTTTTTATCGCAAACCATATAAAGAATTTGCGATATGTAGTATTGTCGGAGTTATCCCGGCCCATTTTTGCGATATTTTTGGTAGAAATATTGCGACTTTTGCTCGGTTAGCTCAGCAGGTAGAGCATTCGGCTGTTATCCACTGCATTTGTGGTAAGGAACCGAAAGGCCAAAGGTTCGATCCCTTTATCGAGCGAAAAATTTTGTGTTTTAGGTAACTAAAACACAAAACAAAATATGTTAATCTTCCCAATGATCTGTCACCCATTTACGAGTAAATGTTTTTTCATCATAGGAAGCGTGTTTCGACATGTTATCAAAAGCCCAGAGAGGTTGCAAGTTTGTATAATGAAAACACATATGACGTTCTATTTCGTTGTCAAGGTTGAAACTCGCACACGGTCGAATATGATCGACGTGCCATTTTCCCTGGTTTTCCCAGGACATTCCATCCGTGAATTGTTTTTCCAAATGTTCACGCAACGCGTCGATGGTGCACCCAACGTATTCCATGGAATGTTTCCGGTTATTTATGGTATAATTTCGTAAACTCTCACCCACCCTCCGTCTTATAATATTGGCAATATATGTTTTTGGGCTACATTCTTTGCATATAGATCTTCTTTTTTTATGTTCGCATATTGACGCACCGCCACATTCTATGCATCTATGTTTCAGATGGTTGTGTTGACAAATTCCATTACCACCGCACTGTTTGCAATATCGTCTGCCAATTTTATGTTCACAAATCTGACTTCCACCGCATAGGCTACAATGTTCTCTAGATCGTTTATGTTCACACAAACTGCCACCATCACAGTCTTTACAGGTGGTCCGCTTTTTTCCATGTTCGCATATTCCACACCCACCACACTCTTTGCATATTTGTTTAATGCGTTTATGCTCACAGATTTGACTCCCACCACATTCGGCACATTCTGAGGGATTTTTCAAATGTTGGCACTTCAACTTCTTACCATTCCATATGACGATTTTTCCGTTACACATATATTTTGTATCGACAGTTCTGTCTGCTTTCCACCTCGGCAAAGGTAGTTCGGTTTCCATTCTATAAATTAGCCTGAGATTTTTATTCTATAATATTTACGAAGTAATTCGAGAAACGCCTACATGTGTTCGGACACGGTCGCCTCCTCCTGTTCCTTTCTCAATTTTTCCTTCTTATTCAAATATGCTGTTCTCGCGTATTGCTTCTTCTTTTCCGCCGAAATCGTGGCATAATAATTCGTGGCCTCCTTATACTCCTTCGTTTTTTTTATAATTTCCTCCTTATGGTTCGCATAATACGTCTTACACCTTGCCGGACAGGTATATCGCTTCAAATGCTCCTTGGTTTCGTTCAGTTCGGCCTTCAACCTTACAATTTCCTCTTCGGCGAGTTGCAATTTCGCCAACACTTCGTCCATTTCTATATATCATACGTAATATATTTTTATATAATTTTACGAATAAAATATATATCGGACTATGCGACCACAACAACAGTTCGCCAAAAAAATTGAAATCCTTTTTATTTATCTAGTATAAATAAAAACTCCCCAAAGAATGAGCGTTTCCAAACAACTGGCCATGAATTTTTCTGTACATGGTGTAACATTGCCCATAGATGTAATTGATATCGTGCGTAGTTTTGCATTTGAAGATAGAATTGTGGCATCTGTAAAAAAACAGATGAGAGAACTCGTGAAAGCCATTGATGGCGCTACGATTTCTAGAAAAAATTCTTGTCGGTATGTGGACGATACCACTGAAAGTTGGGAATTTCGTATTTGTGATGATGCAACCCCACGATTTCTTAGCATTAAAAGCGTGAACTGTCGTGAGTGCGGTGGGTATTTGCCGCAGTATAACGACAAATTTGTTTGTAAATGCACTCAAGGCGAGGGCGCGGTCGAAGACATGTATTATGATGACGACAACGACGACGACCCATGGCATTGGCAATATTGAGTCTGACCATATTTTCGAAAACATATATTACAACTACCCGCTTTTGTCATTCAGATAATTATACAACAAGTTCTCTGTGTTGTGATTTTGCACTTCTCCACATATTAACGAAGCACTTTCATACATTTTTCGCAACACGTCATTGGGCGCCATAGACCCTACTTTTATAAGCCCTCGTTTTATAAGATACGATTTCACTTCATGTATCGGAACCTGCTTTAATTGTTGTGTTTTTGTCGTAATGTTATTACGCAACGTGCGATTCGAAACCAGGACTGACACGCGAGGAAACACCTTGGATCTCCCGATTTTATACGTTCTCCGCAACGTTTTCTTACGTTTCATCTTTTTTGGCACTTTCAATGCCTGGTTCATTTGTTTCATTAACGAACCAGTTTGTTGTGACTGTTCAACACGACTCAAACTCTCTTTTATTTTATCCTCCATGCGCTTTTGGGTGGCGCCAGCATCCATCACTGCCTGCGGAGTTGGTAGAGATTTTTGTTGGGTAGGTATGGTGGACAAAGATGTTTTTTGTGGTCCCGGTGATTGCACCAATCCTATCGCGGATCCGCCTGTCGTTGGATAATTCTTTCGTGTTTGGTTCACATAAGTTCGATAGGTTGGTAATGTGCCGCCTTTTAAACATCCCCATGCCGGGGCATGATTAATCTCCATGGTTGAAATTGGAAGCGACGGTCTTGCGAAATGTGCGTTTGGCATTTCTGTGATGGAAGGCAATGTTGGCAACGATAATGTGGGTATGGTTGTGGAATGCCGTTTCAATGTGGAATTTTGTCTACGATCGTCATTTTTTTGTGTCAACTGTTGTAAAAATTCTTTCGCTTCCTGAAATTCCGTTTTGATCGAGCCTTTTGTCTCGACAAGTGAAGTCGATTTTGAAGAACTGCGTTCTGTATTATTATCTCCCGCAAACATTTTTTTGAGTTTTTCTTCTTGATGTTCTCGAATCATTTTCAATATCGACTTCTTTTTCAATGTGTCTTCCCTTTTTTGGGACGATTGCGATTTTACTTTAATTTTCCCATCGGGTGGTTTTTCCTTCTTTTTTCGTGTTTTATTATTTGAAAAAGAGAACAAGTCAGGGTTTACTGTCAATATTCTTTTTTCACTCATACCATTATATAGAGTTGCACGAAAAGAAATAATGAAAAACTACGTCTTTTCCTAAATTTGTGGCGGTCTACGTATATAGACCATGCATGTAATGCGGGGGCGGGGTTTTCGCCTTTCTATTTTTCACTAGAATATCGTAACCCCCGTTTATGTCATCCAACGTAATTTTTCGTCGAAGTCCCGTATCTTTTCCATAAATACGTCGCCCATGAAAGATTTTCGTATAGGTCAATAACAACTCCATATCACGACCATAATGTTTAAATGCATCCTTCTTTTGGTCAAACCAGGACTCCTGTAACACGGTCGGTTCGATCACCCACCCCTGTTCGTCCACCTTTTTGATAAAAATTTGTCTTAATTCCTTTGCATTATAGGGTTCCATGGTAAATCGCCATATAAATCGCGACTCCAACCCCTGATTGGCTTTAAAAAAGGTGTGAGTGAGTTCATCTTCATATCCTGCAATAATGACCATCAATTCATTTTTATGATCACTTAACGATTCGCATAAAATGTCCAAGCACTCTTTGGAATAACTATCGTTTTCATTACTACTCGCTAAAGAATAGGCTTCGTCAATAAACAATACGCCACCTAGACATTCCTCGATCACTTTTTTCGTCTTAATCGCCGTCTGTCCCAAATAACCCGCAATTAAATCGTTCCGAGTAACCTTTTTAAACGTGTTGTTTTTCAAGATACCCATTTTTGAATACATTTTTCCAATAATTTTCGCAATTTCAGTCTTTCCCGTGCCTGGTGGACCATAAAACACAGTATGTTTGAAATCACTCGTATCTTTTCCAATGTGCAATTCTTGAATGAAATACAACAGTTGATTCAATATCGATTGTTTCATAGATTCTAAACCCACCATCTCATTCAGTGTTGTCAATTCCACTTTAATATTATGCAATGACTTCAAATCTATGTTGTATTCTACCGTTTCTTCATATTCATGTTGTTGGATAATATCTAATACATCTGAAATTGTGTTCACAGACACGTCGATTGTTTTTTTCGTTTTCGGCACAACAATCGGTTTGAACAAAAAGGTGGCTTCATGCTCTTTTTGCCATACAGAATATGCCGAGTCGACCTGTGTTTGCGTAGATATTGTATTCCAAATCGATTTTGAATAGTTATCGTAAAAAAAATTATAGGATAGATCGATCTTTGTTACTATTGATGCTGGTGCTGGTGCTGGTGCTGGCGATTTTCCAGTAAACGGTTTGTCTTGTAACTTATTGTGCAAAAAATGTTTCTCAATGATGCTATTCGTAATAATGAAATCGATGTGTTGGTTGTTTTTTTGCTTGCCATGTAAATCCAAATATTCCACAAACTTTTTGGACTTTGGTTTTTTGGACATGTTTGATACTCTAAGGAAACGTATGCGAATATATATAGACCATTGTTTATTACAATTACAAATGTAATTATTTGAACGGAATTTTGTCGTCGTTTACATGGCAATCCGCAAAAAATTGAAATGAGAATAATCTTATTGTATTGTTTTAATTTTTATAGAACACAATGGACGTTTCTGAGTTCAAGGAAGAATACGAAATGAAACCCGACGCACAGGGATCGGCAACCCACTGGGCAAAGACGATGGGCGTTGTCGACGAAAAGGGTGCGTCACACGATTTGTTGAACCCGCCTCTGAAAATAAAACGCAAGTTGAAACTGTCCACCAAGGACACGATCGCGTCTATGCCCGCTACTGCTAGTGCATTTTCATTGAAAGAGGAATTGCTTGGAAAAAAGGATATTGAACAAATGGATCCGGCCGCGCCAGATGAGAAGGCTCTTCTTGAACATTTGGGCGAATACATTGAAGAGCCATTTCATATTATTGAATCCTATTTCGAAGGGCAACATTTGGAACGGCTGGTCCGCCACCAGATCGAATCCTATAACCATTTTGTGAATTATCAAATCCAGCGCACGATCCAAATGTTCAACCCTGTAGTCATTCGTTCCGAGAATGATTTCATTGCCGAGAAAAACAAGTATTTCCTGGAGGTCTTCATTTCGTTTACCAATTTCAAATTGTATCCTCCGCAAATCCATGAAAACAATGGTGCCACCAAAATGATGTTACCACAAGAAGCAAAACTCAGAAACTTCACCTATGCGTCAACCATGAGCGTCGATGTCAATATCCAATATGTTGTTCGAAACACCGAAACCATGGAGACGCCCAAGATTATCGAAAAGGTTCTACCAAAGATCAATATTGGAAAACTGCCAATCATGTTAAAATCAGCAATTTGTGTTCTTACGCAAAACAAGCATATCCAACATGAATACACAGGGGAATGTTCGATGGATTCCGGTGGATATTTCATTATCAAGGGATCCGAAAAGACGGTGTTGGGACAAGAGCGCGCCGCAGAAAACAAGATTTATTGTTTTGATGGAAAAAACACTACAAAGTGGAATTGGATGGCCGAAATCAAATCTGTCCCCGATTTCAAGTGTATTTCACCAAAGCAGATTGAAATGATGATTGCGAATAAAAATAACGGGTTCGGGCATGGTATCTTTGTAAACATTCCTCGCATCAAACAACCGATTGAACTCTTTGTTCTATTTCGTGCATTGGGTGTAATGACGGACAAGAAAATTTGCGAATATATTCTATTGGATATTTCAGATAAGCAACAATCCGATTTGTTAGAAGCATTGCAAGCGTCGGTCATTGATTCGAATAAATACATTACACAAGAAGATGCTCTCCGACATATTACCGCGGCAGTTGCATATACACCATTGAATATGGATAAAGAAACAGGTGCGCGTAAAAAGCGCGAATTTACGGTTGACGTGTTGAACAATGACCTATTTCCACACTGTCAAACATTGGAGCAAAAGTTGTATTTGCTTGGTTATATGGTAAAAAAACTGTTGTTTACCAGCCTTGGGTGGATGCCGCCGGACGATCGCGATTCCTATTTAAACAAACGCATTGAACTCACGGGCACGCTATTGAATAATCTTTTCCGTAATTATTTCAACAAACTCGTCAAAGAAATGCAAAAACATATTGTCCGCGAAATCAACAATGGTTCCTGGCGTTCCATGGAAGAATATGAAAATATTATCAACATGACGAACATTTATAAAATTATGAAGTCGACTACCATTGAGAATGGAATCAATCGCGCACTCGCCACTGGAGATTTCAGCATCAAACAGTCGAATAGCAGTAAGGTGGGCGTGGCGCAAGTGTTGAATCGCCTTACGTATGTGTCGAGTTTAAGTCATTTGAGGCGCATTAATACACCGCTTGAAAAAAGCGGAGAATTAATTGCTCCGCGCAAACTACATACCACAACATGGGGCTTCCTTTGCTGCGCGGAAACTCCGGAGGGGCAGTCTATTGGTATAGTGAAGAACATCAGTTACATGGCACATATTACAATTCCCACAAATAGTTCTTCCCTCTATGAATATGTCAACCCCCAAATCATTCCGCTGGCAGGTGCCGATCCGCGGGATCTTCACAATAAAGTAAAGGTTTTTGTAAATGGGTGTTGGCTCGGCGTGACGAATGACCCGTTTGCATTATATCGCGACATGAAAGATAAAAAGTATAGGGGGATTGTGAACATCTATACCTCCATTGTGTTCGATATCAAAAATATGGAGATTCGCATCTGCAACGACGGCGGGCGTCTGACAAGACCCGTCTTAAAAGTTCGTAATAATAAAGCGATCATCACCAAGGACATTATCAAGATGCTCGAAAATAAAGAAATCAGTTGGAATGATTTGCTCACGAATTGCAAATTGGACGAATCTGTCGTGGAGTATATTGATCCCGAAGAGCAAAACTTTGCGATGATCGCCATGAAATGTAAGCATGGCTATTTGCAAGATGACGCGTATAAGTTTCAATATACCCACTGTGAAATCCACCCGAGCACCATATTTGGCGTATTGGCATCCTGTATTCCTTACCCAGACCACAATCAGGCGCCTAGAAATACGTATCAATGCGCTATGGCCAAGCAAGCCATGGGCATCTACGCAACCAATTACGATCAACGCATGGATAAAACCGCGTATGTATTAAACTATCCAACTCGACCCCTCGTCGACACTCGGCTCATGAACTTTATTCATCTCAATCGCATTCCTTCTGGCACACAGATTCATGTTGCGATTATGACACACACTGGATATAATCAAGAGGATAGTGTCCTTATCAATAAGGGTTCGCTCGATCGTGGCCTATTTCTTGCCACAATTTACCACACCGAAAAGGATGAGGACAAGAATATTATTCGCGACGAAATTATTCGTTGTAACCCCGATAAGACCAAGACCAAGGGGATTAAATTCGGCAACTACAGTAAACTCGACGTGAATGGGTTTATTCCCGAGAATGAACTTGTAGAAAATCGCGACGTTATCATTGCGAAAATTATTCCGATCAAGGAGAATCGCAACGATCCAACCAAGGTGATTAAATACGAAGACCAGAGTAAGACGTTCCGCACTACCGAGGAGACGTATATTGATAAGAATTACACGGGACGAAATGGCGATGGATATAATTTTGCCAAGGTTCGCGTGCGTATTTTGCGTAAGCCTGTCTTGGGTGACAAGTTCAGTTCACGCCATGGACAAAAGGGCACAGCTGGTAACATCATTCCAGAGTGTGACATGCCCTTCACAAAAAATGGGCTCCGTCCGGACATTATTATTAATCCACATGCGATTCCATCCCGCATGACGATCGGACAATTGAAGGAGACACTTCTCGGTAAAGTGTTGATTGAACTCGGACTATTTGGCGACGGCACTAGTTTTGGCAATTTGGATGTCAAGACCATTTCGGAAGAACTACAAAAGTTGGGGTATGAGAGTTACGGAAACGAACTCATGTATAATGGTCTTACCGGCGAACAATTGGAAACGAACATCTTTATCGGCCCCGTGTTTTACCAGCGATTGAAACACATGGTGAATGACAAGCAACATAGTCGCTCCATTGGTCCGATGGTGAATCTTACACGCCAACCTGCCGAGGGAAGATCACGCGATGGTGGTTTCCGTATTGGTGAGATGGAGAGAGATGTCATGATCGCACATGGGATGTCCAGATTTTGCAGGGAGCGTCTTTATGATGTATCGGATAAATATAGCGCACATGTTTGCAAAAAGTGTGGAATGATCGCAGCGTATAACGATGGTAATAAAAATAAAATGTATACCAACGCCGACTTTTCGATTCATTTGTGCAACACGTGTGGAAATAAGACGGATTTCGCCAAGGTGGATATCCCGTATGCGTATAAGTTGCTATCCCAGGAACTCCAGACGATCAATGTAGTTCCTCGTATTATTACGGAATAAATAAGGATTCGCGGTTTCACCTATTATGTGCATTTTTTATTTCGCGGAAACTGCATATATCTATTTTCTCCCATACAATATAAACTGTATACAAATGTCCAAACCCGAATCTTTTACAGAAATCAATGATGTTCGCCTGGCCACAGATTTTAAAAGCGTCACGTTCTCCAAGTTTAAAAAAACCGATGTTCGCTCTCAACTGATTCAGAGTATGAAGAATGGGAGACTTGAACCCGCCTGTTATTGGTGCGCTGAATTAGTTTGCGCTGGACATTTCATGGAGATTTGGGAAATCATATTGCACTATGCAGGGAAACACATTCATTTAGGAAACCCGAAAATTGTCAGTTATTTGGAAATGCGGTTTGCGATATTCAAAAACGTTGTCACCCAAGGACAATTTTTGAATGAACTCCAACTGCGCAATAATCCCACCATTCGCAAATTATTCGCCGAAATCATTACCATTCTGACATTATCAAATCGTAAACATAGTTTTGAACCCCTTAAAATAAATCGCGAAGAAGAATTTGACATGACCCAAATGCCGGAACGATTAAAAGCCCCTTCCGTGGAGTATGCTATGCCGATCTTTAAAAAAGACGACCCAAGAGAACTCTTTATTGCTGTCAATGAATTCTGTTACCATTTGTCACCGGACGCAACAACCACGATAGGTGCGAGTTATTGGATAGAGTGGATGATCGACTTTGAAGCCGTTTGTAAAAAAAAGAAGACGCCATGTATTTGTGACCGCAGACTTGATGTTCCCGTTGAAAAAAAATTACAGGGAGATGTCGTCTGGATTCTATGGGATGCCCTTTTTTATTATTGCGAAAAAAAGAACAATCCCTTTATCGATAAACTCATGCGAGGGTTGCGTGCCATTTTTTGTATAAAATACACAACTGCGTCGTGTAAAAAGCGGCGATTTTTGTTGTATTTCGCCGTTGCATTATTGAAAGAGACTGTTCCGACAAACATTGATTTGATATCTTTGCAAAACAAAGTGGTTCTCGAGAACATTCTATCGAAAATTGATCACATATACAAACAAATTAAAAAAAATGAGGAAACACCAAGAACTGAATATCTGTTTTCGGGATTAGAACGCGAGAACAATTTCGATAAATCGATGCGAAGATTAGATGCATTGAATGCCGCAGACAATCTATTTTCGAAAAAAGATTCATAATGGAACCATATTGTCGCTCCTATAAACAACATAAATATACGGTTGCATGCAGTATATATATTTATGTCTATACCAAACTGCACCTTAACAACAGCATGTTTTTGTTTAAAAAATGAACATGACGGTGCGCGTTCCCTTTCCGAAACCATTGATTCCACCAATTCCCTATTGAAACTCCCACTTTATTTGGTAATCTATGGCGATGCACAAACAATTCCCTTGTTGAAAGAGAGGCGAACCGCCTACGGATTCGCGTCGTTGACTGTGTTTATAGAAACCACGTCATCATGCTTATGGAGTTTTCAATACTTGGAAAAAGTGCGTCGAAACAGAGAACTCTATTTTCCATCTCGAGATGCGAGAACAAGCGCCGAAACACATTTGGTAACATGTAATAAATTCAATTTCGTGTTAGAAACGATGGACTCCAATCCATTCTCTACCACTCGATTCGGGTGGATCGATGCTTTTCTTGGGAAGGATACCGTGAAAATATGTGAAAATTACGAGCCTCGCATTATTCCATGGATATTATCCAACATTTCCGATAAGTTTCAAATCCAGGTTCTCAATGTTTGTGATAAAAAATACAAACAGAAGGAGAACAAACGAGAATATTATAGTCAATATCAATGGGTTGTGTGCGGTGGATTTTTTACTTGCGGAACGGAGATCGGTCGTAAGATATTGTCGCGATTGAATGAAATTTTTGTAGAAACTACGAACATGGGCTACGGTCATGGTGAAGAAATGTTTTATTTGGAAGTTCTCGATGAATTTCCTAACGACATTTCCAAGTCCTATGGTGATTATGGGCAGATGCTGAATAATTTTATTTACCCATCTCGTAATCTACATTATATTTACTATTTTATATTGAAAAAATATATGGAAAAGGAGCATTGGCGGGATGCATATGCTTGTTCGGTAGCATTGATTGGTTCGATAGAAAACCATCTTGTGAACGATACGCCTGACTTGATTGCACATATTCTTATTGACCACTTTATTTCCGCGTATTATTATGTTCCCGTGCAATGCAATGACATTTCTAAAAAAATAGAATCCCTCTTTCTGAAAAACCCGGAGTTGAAACGCCTCTTTGATGCTGAACATTATCGTATCGAATGGTATCGTAACTCGATACAAGAAATTTATGGACAAGCTAGCGAACAAGCTAGCGAACAAGCTAGCGAACAAGCGAATGCGCCGACCTGAACCCTATAATTTGTAATTACACTTTGATAATTGTAATTACAACTGCATATATAGAGTCATTGTATGAATGTAATTTAAGAAAAATATGCAGTCCATGTATATACATGACGTCGATTGTCCCCCAAACCTTTGTGGTATACAGTAAGCCGCGGTTCATATCTTTTCCTGACGTAAGTGCAGTTAGCACAACATTCACGACGACAAGTGATGTATTAGTTCCTCAATTAACGGACGGTGAATATATATCAGTAATCAACGACACGAACACGGTTCTCCATTCGATAGGAGAAGTGAAAATGAGTTTATATACAGATGCTAGCGGGACAGTTTTCGCGGTCGATTCAAGCGGAAACACCATCGATAATAAATCGGTTGCCACGACAATATATACCTATCCCTACGTCGACGCAAGCGGAAATGCACAGGCCGGTTATTTGACAACGTATTTCAGTGATGGCACCTATTTTGGCAATAATGATATAAATAACGCTGCATATTGGTATACATTTTATGGTCTAGATCAATCCCCAAAGCAATATACGTAGTCAGGTCAGCGACTGTCAATAAAAATGAAATAGATTTGTGTTCGATTTCATTTTTTCATATTATGGTTATGGTTAAAAAGATCCAAAGCTGCTACCCAACATGGCATTCGCAGGAGCCGGCCCCGTTGACATCATCTCTCCCATTCCGCCATTTCGGCCCATCATATTGTCATATCCTTCCAATGGTCCAGATTGACGACTTGTGGCAACCGGCCCCGGTGGGAAAATGCCCGTTTGCACATGGCTATTATCTAAATAATCAGCTTGGCTAGGCGTGTGTCTAGAAACAGGTTGGCTCACGCGAACGCCGTTTTTGACGACTTCTTTCTTTTCGCTCGGACCATTCCATAATTCATTCAGACGATCCACCAATATATTCACTTTTATACCCAATTTCGTTTGAATACTTAATACAAGAATCAAAAATGCTAAAATCACATTTGTAAGGCTTAAGCTTTCATATTTGAAACCGCTATACGTGGGAAAATAAGTAATCATGCGGTGAATCAATATAATTCCACAAAACATCATAGTGAGTTGAATAAAGATTTCGACTAAAAGTTCCAAACTCGATTTCTCAGGGTCAGCCTCTGGCAAAAAGCGTTGGATCAACTTATTTAATCCGACCACCGGGAGAACACCCATCAACGAATATTGGACAACGTTTAATATTTCTGCTTTTCCTTCTTCTGTGGTTGAAAATACGTGGTTCAAAAATGATTTCTTTGTAATATCTTTTGTTTCTTGTAAAACTTCCATGATATAGAAATTGATTAGAAAAAATAATTTCAATACAATGATTTAGAGAAACGGTGATACTAAATGTATTCTATAGAGTTTGATACGAATGAGCCAAGCGATTGCATCTGCCAGAAATAGACGTGCGTTCAACACGCCTAGCACCGCCGTTCCCGGGTCCGCACCAGCGCCGTCTTCTCAAGGACAAGTCCAGCCCAACGTCAACACGCAGGGGTTGACATTACCGCAAGTCATTGCGCTAGTCGACAAGCGTTTAATTACGCTAGAAACGTTCATGAAGGAAACCAATGCGCAGTCCGCGTCTGCTTCTGGTGATAGTATCAAGTTGACAGCATCGATTCCTATCCCTGAAATTCTCGACGAATTCAACAGTCGTTTCGAGATTTTGGCACAGGAACTTGACACCATAAAGGATGTTGTTCTGAAACTCCAGTCCTATACCATGGAGGTAAATAAGATGCTAGTGGATGAGCGTGTTCATGTTTTTTCTGAACTTGGGAATCATAGTTCAAATCTTACTGGAGACAGAGACAGATCCATTACCATCGACCGCGATATTACTCTCGACAACTCCGCACAAAGAGAATCCACCAGCATGGACCTCCGCGGGCTTGTAAGCGAAGAGTTGCATTCCACGCTTTCGTCGTTGTAAAAAATAAATTAGTTAAAACTATACAAAAAAAACAATACTACTATTATAACTACTATGGAAAACAACACGGAACTTAAAAGTAAAATACATGAAATTAAAAACACTTTTTACGAAACATCTGGTAAAAATGTTTTCTTCAAAAAGGAACAAAAATTCGAATGCGCGGGCACGATATCAAAATCGATTGGGCTAGATGAAATGATCAAGAAAACGTTTTATGTTTTACCCAATACAAATAAGGTATACGCCGACTATTCAGTTTTCAAACTCTACGCCACGCCTGATACATTCGACTATATTTCCACAAAGTTGATTGATTTGTTGAATACTGTTTCTTTAGATGGGGCTTACGAATTGCACATTAATCTAGAATCATTTACTATATCTGCCTACGAAAGATACAAGCAATTTATTACGATCTATTGTAATAAATGTTTGTCTTATGGATCGTCACAATCTATTTCTATGTCAAAGATGGTTATTTATAACACGCCACTATTTATAGATTCTCTTTCCAGAATTTTACGCCCAGTTATGCACCCCGACGTTCCGAATCGAATTGCGTATTATAAAAAAAACGAAAGTCCTCTTCTTTTATTGCAATTATTAACAACGCCGCCATGACTCCAGACGATTCACTTATTAAACCAATGCAACGTAGAAACATAGATCAATATATCCGATTCAAACGACATCGATGGTGAATTGTCCTTTCCGCAATACATTTCATTTGGATCAGACCCAATATAGGGCTTCTCCAGGCCATTCTCTGTATTCGACAAGAGCCGCCATTCCATTACTCGAAATGGATAATCCGATGGAAGTTCAAGAGCATATACTAGGTTTCGTTCTACCAACAACTCGGGGGTGTCTACATCATCATCGTTACGTATGCGCTCTATCGCCGTAATCGTTAGTTTCATTTTTGTATAATATTCTTCATCGCGTTCCAACCGAATATTTCGGAGAACATAATGATCTGAATTTTTATATCCAAAATATTCATGCATTTTGGATATATCACAGCCCATCTTGTCAAATGCCGCAAATAGGCGTTTCATATAGGAAATAAACCGCATTGTTTTTTTTGATGTCGGTTATTACATGTCGATGTTTTCGTTCAATTTTTTTATTTTTTGAGAACAAATGCTCTACTTTGTGAAAAAATTGACTTAAATAGTTACGGAGTTGTTCATTATACACCAATCACAAAATGAGAATTGTTTTGAAAAATGCGGCAAAGGCCGAATGCTTCTGCACTCTGTTTCAACATATCAAGTTATTTACCGACCATATCAATATTATGTTTGAGCATGGTCGTGTATATATTCAGTCCATGGATTCAAGCAGAGTGAGTATATTTGAAATCGACTTGCCGACCACATGGTTTGATGCCTATGAACTAGAAAATCCCGCAACGATTGGCATTAGTTCGTCCATGCTATTTAAAGTGTTGAATACGCGCGACAAAGCCCAAGAAATGTGTTTTATGGTGCAAAACGAGGATCCAGACAAGTTGGAAGTTCATTTTACATCCGATAACAAAAGCGTATTTGATAAACATTTTGAATTACCATTGATGGAATTGGAGTGTGATGTCATGGATATCCCGGTCACCGATTCGCAGGCCGAACTGACATTGCCGTCTATGAACTTTGCAAACCTAATTGCACAATTGAGATTGTTTGGAGAAACATTGGAAATCAAATGCGATGAAGAAAAAATAGAGATGTATTCTCTGAGTTCTGAACTCGGAAAAATGACGGTGGATATTGACATTGACGATCTCACGGAATATTCGATCAACGAAGGACAGAGCGTTAAACTATCCTTTAGTCTAACCATTTTGCAAAATATTTGTATGTATTCAAAAATCACAAAGGAAATCGAATTGAAACTGACAGAAAATTTCCCATTGAGTCTTACTTACAAGTTAGGCGAGGGCGGGGGTCGTATGTCCTTTTACTTGGCACCCAAACTACAAGAGGATTGATGTTCCATTGCGTTACAAGAAACATAAAATATATAGACGACATATGTATACTATACGAAATTCTATACATATGTCAGCCATTTTCAATATCGTATTGTTTTTTATTGTATTTTGCATTTATACACACATCGTCCATCAACTCAAAAAAAGCGAGGATTTAGAGATATACGAAATGGATTATGTTTCGAATGTGCATTTGCAAGAAGTGTGTGATGTGAAACAGCCTGTCTTGTTTGAATACCAATCTATTGCACCGTCCTTTTTTGAACGATTGACTATAGACCATATTTCAGAGGTTGGTGGTGCACATGACATTAAAATAAAGGATATTCAAGATTATTGGAAGTCGGACGAAACCGTGGACTACGCTATCCTGCCATTTCAGTCCGCATTCACACTCATGACGTCAGATACTCAATCGAATTATTTCACAGAAAAAAACGAAGATTTTCTAGACGAATCGGGCCTGGCTCATCTATTTCAAGAAAACAATCAATTTTTGAAGCCGTACATGACCCTGCAAACAAAATATGATGTATTGATGGGGTCGCGAAACGTTCATACGCCATTGCGGTATCATACGGAATACCGTAAATTTATATTCGTAATGGCAGGAAAAATTAAAGTGAAAATGACACCGTGGAAAAGTGGAAAATATCTCTATCCCATTCATGATTATGACAACTATGAATTCAAAAGTCCAGTTGACGTATGGAAGCCACAACGCAAATATTTACACGAAATGGATAAGATTCGATTTTTAGAATTTGATATTTCCGCTGGACACGCGTTTTATATCCCCCCATATTGGTGGTATAGTATAAAATATTCGGACAGCACAGACAATCTTTTATGTGGAATCACCTACAATTCGATTATGAATTGCGCCGTGAATCTTCCGAACTGGGGCCTTTATTTTTTGCAACAGCAAAATATTCATAAAAAACTTTTGAAAACGATTGACCTTACACAAACCATAGTCGATGCATCGGCACAAGAGTTGGACAACGATGAAAACTCCACCGAAAAAACGGTGGCTGGGATAAAAATAATCGAACCCGTAACTATAGATGTAAACGCACAAGTGTAAACGCACAAGTGTAACGCACAAGTGTAACGCATTCTTTATTCTTAGTCATTCGATAAGCGCTCTTGGTGCTTATCGATTGCCACCGATTTTAATACGTTGCTCACCACCTTTTCTATGTTTTTTTCCTGTTGTTCCACTGTCCCGCCTGTAGAATTCATGCCAATTTGAATATATTCATTGTATGCCTTAGAATCCAATATTAAAAAATCAGGGTTCTCCTCTGCCCATCGCGATAATTGTGCCAAATTTTTTCGAGCAACAATATTGACCAAGCGCTTCATGCTCGCTTTGTCGTCACTCTCTTTTTCCCATGTATTCGCATTCTTTACATATACAATCTCACGTTTCACGTCCGTGCAGTGCAACGGTCGTTTATATATATCCACCTCTCTCAACTTGTCCAATAAAATGGTTGTGATTCCTTCCACAAACCCCACTTTTCCCGTATGCACAAGATCGCTCACCTGCACATGTAACGTATTAATAAAATCAGCCAGGTTAAGTGCGTTTTTACACTTTTCATTCAAGAAAACATTCAGATTAAATTGATTGTTCACTGTATTGTTATTCGTGGTGTTGTTCGTGATTGTAGGTGTCGTTTGTTTCGACATTTCCATGAACTTTTCCATGAACTTTTCGGTGAAATTTTCGGTAAAGTTCTCAATAAATGCGGCGTTTTGTTGATTGTTTTGACGAATGACCTCGGACAATATTTCTTTCATGGATTCTTTCCCTGTAAGTTTGTAATCCGATTTGGATTCGGATTCTGTTGACGAATTGCTATCCGTCTTGTTTACGGCGAGAACGTCTGTGCAACATTGTTTGTGTTTCAACAATGCCGCTCTATTTTGAAATGATTTATCACAGTGAGAACAAGTCACGCATTTTGATATGTTTGTTTTGTGTTTCGCAGTCATTTCGTGTTTTGTGAAATCTGTTCGATTATTCGTATTATATTTACATGCGTCACAATAATATTTCGAAGTTTGCCCTTGCGTTTCTACTTCGACACAGGAAGCCGTCACATTTTCTTCTCCTCCTTCGTCTTCTTCTTCATTAGAATCGATGCTTTCTTGTGCAAGGTTCTCCCCATATTCGTCGTTTTTTAGAGAACTTTGTGCGGTTTCGCGATATTCGCGCTCTTTTTGAAGAGCATCCTTTTTGTCATTACACACACACCTTGCAATTTCGATCATATCCCAGTTGTCCCAACCTCCATGATTAAGTATTGTAGAATATATCTGAACTAATTCTGGTGATGTTGTCGACGCGTTCCACCCTTTGGCACACGCTGTTTTATGTGTATATTTCCGTTGCACAAAATTGGTAGTATGTCCAATATAAGCGTCTTTTATAGTGTCATCTTTACATATAAATTTATATATAATCGTATTTGAATAGTCAATCTCACGCTTTGGCATAGTATACTATAGAGTGACAGATAATTCTTGTGATCTTATCGCACTATAAGATTATTTGGGATCTTATTGGCGACTTTTTGAAACAACTGCATATTTTCTCTCATGCATGTCAGATGAAACCATTTATGAAGCGACGGTTGATAACAATATTGGTAAACGTCGGAGGAAAAAGTCGCTAAACGAGGGGAGATTGCGACAAATCTTATAGCGGGTCTGATTTTCAGATATTTCTTGAAAAAAATTGTGCAGTCACGTAAAAATTATTTTTTCTGTTTTTACTGCATTATCGAGTAAAATCGTTTTTTCATATTTTTCTGTTTAGAGAAAGTCCTTGAGATTTTGAAAATGGACATTTATAAATGTCCAAAATCAGATTCCTCGGACACTTTCTTGTTTTCGATTTTTCGGAGTCTTTGTTTTTACGTAAAAATTCTATAGTCGAAATGTGTCGTTCTTTTCACACCGATGTCCCCGAATATGAATATCTTTTGATAGTGAATCCCGGTCTCTTGTGTCATGAATCGCAATTTGGTCGGTTATGCGGCGAATTACTCGTAACATAAGTATAATCAGTCCTACAATTATAACATAGTTAATAATAAATCTCAGAAGCATGGCAACTTTGTGTATGCAACCATACATTCTACGGGCATTCAATTTTTCTCATTATACTATATTGGTTTCTATATAGTATACAATGTATAAATTCACAAAACAAATTCTGGTTGCTGCGTTTGTTATGCTTGCGCTGGATTTCTTGTATTTGTCCATCAATAAGGCGAATTTTGAGAACCAAGTGATCGGTATTCAAAAAGTGGTGATGCAGGTTCGTTATGCACCCGCTATTCTCTGTTATGCATTTTTGATTAGCGGATTGGCCTATTTCATACTCCGACAACATCGCCCAGTCACAGATGCGTTTTTATTAGGGGTATTTGTCTATGGTGTGTTCGATTTGACCAACAGTGCCATCTTCAAAAAATGGTCACCCTATTTAGCAATGATGGATACCTTGTGGGGTGGCGTATTGATGGCGGCGACTACACAAGTTGTATATACATTGGTATAGAGTAGTCTGTTTCGATGTAACATGTGATTTCTACAATTTCATATCCATGATATATCGTATCACGAATGTAAACAATACAACATGTATACCAAACCCAAATAGAGTAGGGCACCCATTTTTAGACACAATCGGTCCGACTAAACTTTCCAAAAGATAATAGGCCCATGGATTGAAAAACAGCAATGCTACAACTGTAGTGTAAATAGTAAATCTCCACTTGTCATAATAGGTGGGATTCGCCATTATGTATATATAATAGCATAGCAATATAATATTTATACAAGAGCAGTCGATTCTTTCTTTTTATCGATCACAACTGCTTTCAGAATATTGGTAACCACCTTATCAATGTTCTTCTCCTGTTGTTCTACTGTCCCGCCCGTAGAATGCAATCCGATTTGAATATATTCATTATAGGCTTTCGAATCTAACACCATAAAATCGGGGTTCTCCTCAGCCCACTTTACAATCTGATCTAAATTCTTTTTCGCAATGCGATTCACCATACATCTCACCCTCGACTTATCGTCGTTTTCCTTTTCCCATGCATTCTCATTCTTTATATACACAACTTCGCGTTTCGCATCCGTGCAATGTAATGGTCGTTGATAGACATCTAGTTCTCCCATTTTATTCAGCAAAATGGTGGTAATCCCCTCTACAAACCCCACCTTTCCTGTATGCACCAGGTCGCTGACCTGGACTTCTAGTGAATCTATAAATTCTACCATATTCAGTGCATTTTTACACTTCTCGTTCAAGAACACATTCAAATTGAATTGATTGTTGACTGTATTGTTATTCGTGGTATTGTTGGTTATCGTAAGCGATGGCGCAGTCGACATCTCCATAAACTTCTCCATAAATTTCTCCGTAAATTGTTCAATAAATGCCACATTTTGATGGTTGTTTTGTTTCGCAACTTCAGATAAAAAATCTTGTATCAAAACTGTATTTTCGGCGGACGAATCGATATGGTCACATGGTGTATCCAGTGGTTGCGATTTTTCACACTTCTTTTTATGTCGCCAAAGGGTTACTCTAGATGAAAAAACCCCACTGCATTTTATGCAGGCATGTCGGAGCGACACTGTTTGATGGTCGATCTGAATATGGTCAGGGGTTTTTTGAAACAAAAGTGAAACATTTCTCCCATGTTTCAGAGTTTTCTCATGACGTATAAAATCTTTCTTGTTACCAGTTATGAAGCCACATGCGTCACAATTATATCCAGAATTTTCTGATGCAGTGGGGTTTTTTGAAACAAAATGAAACATCTGAGATATCTCTAGATAAATGTCCACCAGATCTGACCGCCCCCACAAAAATCGTCGAAAAATTATGCAGTCGCATAAAAATTATTTTTTCTGAATTTACTGCATTATCGAGTAAAATGAAAAAACACGAATTTTCTGTTTAGAGAAAGTCCTTGAGATTTTGAAAATGGACATTTATAAATGTCCAAAATCGGATTCCTCGGACACTTTCTTGTTTTCGAGTTTTTGATGTCTCTAGAAAATACGTAAAAAATATATATAACACAATCGCAATTTCAAATACATAATAGGAAACAACCCCGTAATACTTACACCTCCGTTTTCAATACCAGCCGTTTCTTAGGTCGTGGTGGAACCTCAATTTCAACGCCAAAACGGTCGCAAAATTCCAATATGCTCATCTGGCTATCGCCAGGATTGCCAATGCACCGCGTTTTTACGTCAAGTGATTGTTCATCGGGATTGTATGCCCATTTGTCATAAAATTTTTCCTCCGCGTCTTCATTCGGAAACGTCACCTGTTTTGTTTCGTGACATAGTTCGCCAACCAATCGGTCTTCCCATAGGGGAGAACGAGAAGCATAATATAACCAATGCTTTACATAATACTCATGCATGATGTCGTAGGACAGTTCAAATTCAAACAATCTTGATATATTACTACGAATTGGATATCTACATGCAGACGACAAAATACGATAAGGGGGCATGCATCCCGACGCCATCGTTTTATATTTTTCAATATAGTCGTCGTTTACTACAATATTCATTGTTTTTTTACTACACATAGTGACCTGTTCCGATGGTTTACATTTTACTTGACATATGGTCTCGACAAACTTTGATACATCATATGACTTATGTATCAAGGACACAACAATCGATGCGAAACACCAATCTAGATTCGGGTCCACAGTCCATTGATTCACCATTTTACGAAGAAACACCGAGAACGTAGGATTTTGCCCCTGATAAAACATCACATATATGGATTCTATAAACTGCATAGACTCTTCTTGAAATCCCGAATAATAGAGCTCATATCCCCAGAATAACGCCTCATCCAGTTGTCGTTCCAATAGCGCAATCAAAAACGAATGTTTCACGTTATATTTTGGATAAAGATATCGAGTGAATACCAATGTGGATTCGTCGACCGCCATTTCGTTGGTATAGTTTTTATCAAGTGTAAATCCTGATAAAAACATTCAATTTTTCGCAGTTTTATTCCGTCATATCATTGTTCTGATCCGAAAAATTATGCACGAACCGCTTATAAAACGACTTGTATGTATTCTGTAACTTATCAAATCGCATATTAAATTTCCCGTCCATATATCTCATATCAATGTTTTCAACAATGAGTTTATCTTGTAACATCGTTTTATACATCATATTTTCAGTAACCATATCCCCCAATGGATTATTCCAAAAATTACGATACGTTTTGACGAACAATTTACTCTTGGTTTCTGTAATGGGTAGCGCAAACGTAATCACTGTGCTCACCAAATCACCAAACATGACGCGTGCAACCGTAGTATGCGGTAAAATAAATTCGTTTTCTATGCGGAGTTCTTTATATCCAAATGCCTTTCGGGCAATGGATTCTTCGCCCGCCTCATAGAGATACGACGTTTTATAATGATAAGGCCCGACCAAACGTGGTGGATGTTGTTCTGTTGGCGCGGGGCGCTTGGCGTTCCCAAAGGTATGAACAAATCCAATGTGCATAACATCCAATGAATTTTCGCTTAAAATACGTGAGTAGCAATTAAAATCCATATTTAAAAACACCACAGAATCATTACGCGCAATCTCTTCTTCTACAAAAAAGGTTTCGACAAATGGGTTTCCGGTAAAATTATCGATTTTGTTCAGCCCACTATATGCGTTTAAATATACCCATCCATTTTTCTCAACCACATTATATTTGGTAACATCGTAAACCGGGGACGGACGAAAACAAATACCAGGCACTTTTGTTAAAACACCATTCTCGTCAAATTCGTATCCATGGTATGGACAAACGACATGGTTGTTACAGACTTTTCCTTTCGATAAGGACGCGCCCTTGTGAGAACATACGTCATCCAATCCAACATAGGATTGGTTTTCGTTTTTCCAAACCACATAGTTTTTATTCCAAATTGTTGCTTTTATTGGTTTATTGGTTAGAAATTGTGAACTTTCACCAATAACATACCACTGTAAATCATATTTGTTCTGTTCTGTTAATTCGCGATAATCGAGTTTAGGATAATCAATGATTTTAGAAGAAGGCGCCTGATTTGACCTGTCGAATATATTTATTCCTGACTTTGAAATTTTATGTAGAAACGGGACAAACCCATGAGAGAACCCAGATATAAAAATTGCAAAAAAGAAAGAGATGTGGTGCATAATGGATAGATGTTTTGTAAAATAATCTCTATATATATTATAGAGATTATTTCCGCAACGGCACGCTATACCATGACAAACAAAACAAGGCGAAACGCGGGACGCAATCAACGCAAAACAAGAAGAGTGCGGGGTGGTGAAAAGGGGGTTCTCATGGAAAAAGAAGGCGCGAGCAATGCCAGAAAATCTTATATTGTGAAAATGTTTCTCGAATTGTTAACCATGGTCAAATTGTATCATTGGAAAACAAAGTCCTATGCTCAACATAAAGCAACCGACGAGTTATATAGTAAATTAAATGAGAACATTGACACGTTTGTTGAAATTTTATTAGGAAAAGATGAATCGCGTGTAAAAATGGTGGAAAAAAAATTACGACTGTTGGACATGGCAACCCTTTCGGATTTTAAATCACGTATTTACGAATATCGTAATTTTTTGGTAAAAATGAGCACCTATTTTCACGGAAAAAAAGATAGCGACATCTTGAATGTTCGCGATGAAATATTGGGCGATTTGAACCAATTTTTATACTTATTGACATTTGATAAATAGGTGTCCACCCAGTTCTTTTTTACTTACGTGGCATAGTTGGACAACATCCCATGTATCGTAGGAAGATACCTAAGATCCGAGGGATATTTTCCGTGACATTGATTGTAAAGTTGAGAACCAGGCAATCTTCGTTTTCGAAATATAAGTTTCCGGCGGGCGAACACCTTCTTCCAATGTCTTTGTATCAGTCGTAACCAGTGTGTTTTCACCAACGCGGAATAGGTGCCGTTCGGTAAAACATTCAACTTCATGATTTCAATCTTGGGACGAGAACAATGGAAGATACTATATTCTTTCAAATACGTCAGCACATTTTGGTAAGGATGACGAAAGAACGACCGGTTCGATATAGAATTCACAAAAAGAATCGTGTTTCGAGACAAATATGTATTACATAAGCCAATATAATAGGTTTGGTCTATTTTTGTGCTCTCCATGTGAAAGTCATCTTCTCTATAAATATTGTCGATTTCGTATTCCAGTTCATCCGCAATGTCAAATTCGTCCTCGCTATCTGTTTCTACGTCGGAATCCATCATTACCAACTCATCAGCATCAGAGGAATCTGAATATAGATCGACCATCTTGACTACACTTTTTGCCTTATATATATGTATATATGCATGTTTTTGTATATATAAATAAAAACCCACCGAAGTTCAATTTTTCTACCCTTCGAAAAATCCAGCAATGGTTTTGAAATCTGTTTCACAAACCATATCCGAGCCATATGTAAACAATAATGTCCAAAATCGCAATAGACTGTCATGATATATTTTCCCAATCGCGTTCATTTGATCGGATAAAGATAGATGTGGTTTTGCGTCCCAATGTCCTTTGTTCGGATAAAATGTGTCCAATAACCTTTCATAGGTTGATTTTGGATGACGGCGAATAAGTTCTCGACACACGCGAAAACAAGGCCCGTGTCCGAATTCGACACCCACCCAAGTGTCTGGCATTTTCGCCCCGTCTCCATATACCATTTCAAAATAATCCATGATACCATAGGCGTGCACATCACCCACGGCTTGTAACCGTTTATAGGATTTACCTTGATATTCAATATCTTCCTGAAGAACCTTGGGCAATCCCACAAAATCCGGGTTCTCCCCATATACTTGCAATTTTAAATGCTGTCCTATATTCAAATATTTGTATTTGTCCAAAAACAGAGGTAGATTGATATCGTCGTCCAAAATGCGGTCGTTAATATTCGATTTTGTAAAATAAATGTGGTCCGGTAAATCATCATAGTGTTTCACGATGTGATATAAAAACGCATAATCGCAACGACCAATGTCCGGCACTTCAATCAATCTATACTTGGGTGTATCTTCGATCACGCGTTCTTCAGCGTCCAATGGCATTTCCGGATTTTTCGAATAAATATGTATTTTTAAATCGTATTTTAAAGCAAATTGTTTCAGAATATCGATATCATAATGAAAAGAATTGGGTGAATCCGATGCGTTATCATTGAATTTCACGGAGGTTACGATTTCCATGAAAAAATTTGTAATCTATCTTTTTTATAAAAACAATGTAGTTTTATATATTTTACTTTATATAATGAGTTTTTGCACATTTGTGACTTACTAGTCGCATATGCAACGTTACACAGGACATTTTCAATGACCGAAGGTGGAAATGTTTCAGAGTGTAAAAATCATTGAACGATGGATCGCATATTTTAGACAATATGAAATAAAAATACCCCCTATAATATATAGTATACAGAATGTCATCCTATGATGCGGCAATTCGGAACAATATTCGGGACCCTTTCTATCGCGATAAACATGAGACGGAACGTCGCGCACAGGAAATGAAGCGAAATCAGGAACGCGAAGAACAGGATAAACAATGGGAGAAAAAATGGGCAGCAGAAGATGCAATAAAAAAGGGGGAGAAAGAAACCTGGAAGACGGCTCCTGGTAAATCGTTGTGGGGAGTGGGCGGAAAAAGTAAAAAATTGTCTCAAAAGAAAAAAAGGAAAACTTTACGTAAAAAACGCAAGCTCTGTAAGAAATAATCGACGATCATAGCGCAGTTAGTTTCACCGAATCTATATACAAACATTTTACCATAATAATTATAGCAAAATGTCGAATCATTTTTCTATGGGATAAAAATGGTGTGTATAATTGAATATTGGGTTACGCATTAGACATACAAACTTTGCGAGGTCGCCACGTATTTCAAGACCAGCCCTTCAATTTCATTTAATTTATATAACACATCCACCCTGCCCGCTTGCTCACAAACAGAGACCAATTCTCTGGATATAGTAACCAATTTCAACATGGCCTTTGTAAAGTCACCAATCGAAATTGACTTCTCAGCAACTGCAGTTTGAATAAAATATTTACATTCTGCTTCCGTTGAACATCTGCACCATTGCATAGATAATTCAATGAGGTCAAATAAAACGGCATCTTGGTATTTCAATCCAGACCGGATATCCCGGTCGATTTCGCATTGTTCATAGTTTTCATAGAGGGCCACGATATGTTCGATATTACGTTTCAACTGTAAGTCGGCGATCAAGGGTCGGCTCATCTTTTCATCCTCCGGTATCTTGATATCTGTGAAACATGACAACAGCCCCACGAATTGTATCGAGGACAACCCTTCAAAATAATTAGATTCCACCATGAATCTGGAGAGAACCAGGGGGTGAACCTCTGCAATGTTA